CCCACCTGACCGTTACGGAGAGGCGAAGTCGCATCACCAGTCAAGTACGCTTGACGCAGCTCGCTCTGCTTGAGCAGAGAGATCATGCTGGGAGGCAGAACGATGAAGCGACCCTCTTCAGGGATGTTCAACTCGTCCAGCTCCTTAGCAATGTCAAGGATGCTAGCGAGAATGTTGCTAGACGTGATCGTAGTCTGAGCACCGATAGTGGTTGCGCCAGTTACGACGTTAGCCAGAACGTCAGTCTCGACTGCGATACGCATTTGCTCAGCGGCATCCTTGGAAGCCTCTGCCAGCATATCGATGTCGCCCTGTGCAGACAGAACGTCGTCGATCTTGAACGCATAGCTCTTAGCCTGATCGATAAGCAGCTCGACCGTGCTGGTGGTCAAATCAGCGTAGCTGACAGTACCAGTGTAGTCGGCAATGCTTACTGCGGGCACGGTACGAATGTGTACCTTGTCGCCCTGACCAGAGATCTCGCCTTCGTAGTCGGTGTTAGAAATAGCAGGAAGTACAGACGAGCTGTAGAACTTAGCCTGCAACAGTTTTGAAAAGACTTCTGGGATGAAGCCGCCCTGATTGGCAGCGTAAGTAAACGCCGCGCCAGAGCCAGATGCACCAATAGCCATCGTTAAATACCTCTATGCAAGAGTTGTATTAACGCCGGATTCGGTCTTGCCTCCACGCTTCCATCACTGCTTCTTGGTTCGCTTCAAAATCTTTCAGCGACATCGCATTGATTTCCGCCCGAGACCAGATTTTTTGTCCGGCACCAGTATCAGGCTTTCTCGATTTCGGGAGCTTTGGCTCTGCCACAGCTTTCGCCTTATCGAGCGCCTTCTCTTGCGGCGTCGGTTGTCCGAATCCCATATCGCTCTTGAACTTGTTCAACAGATAGATCACTTCAGGCACTGAGCCTCTCTCAGCGTAGCGATGCATCTCGTCGTTCTGTACCTCCAGCCAGTCAGCCCAGTCTCCTGACTCAACGATGTTGTCGAGGTCAGGGTGAGCTTCCCTAATGAGAGTCATGTGCTGCTCTTGCGCTTTGGCGTGAGCCTCTTGATCTCTCATCTGCCGGAGTTGTTCAAGCTCGGCATTGGTTTCGGCAACTTGTGCTTGCGTCCTTTCCATCTGATCCAGAATTGGTGCCGCTAAGTCTGGGTACTCTTCCCTGACCTGCTTCAACTTCTCCAGATCGACGTCTTTCTCTGCAAGCTGACGCTTCAGGTTGCTCAACTCAGCCATTGTCTGCTCGTGCAAACGTCGCAGCTCTTTAGCCTCAGTTGTTGCCTGAGTCATCTTCCTTTGCGCATTCTTGTAGCGTTCGTCAGCCTTTTTCAGGGCTAACTCCGTCTCAGACAATTCGCCGCGTTCGTCTTCGACGGGAGCCTCGACAGGTTCTCCGGCAGTATCCGTTGGCTCTTCGGGTGCCTCTGCCTCAACCTCCTGCTGAACTTCCTCTGGCGTTTCCTCTTCTTGAGGGGCCGGAACTTCACCTTTCAGTTGGGCCATTAACTCCTGTGCTTCCGCTTCAAGTTTTGCTGGATCTACTTTCATCTTCCGGTTCCTATTAAGGGTGTCCGTCAGTCGATGCTTGGGGGTCGTATCTTCAACGACCGCTCTGCTTCGATAACCGCTTCAGCGGCTTGTTCTAGCTCAAGCACGTCACGCAGCTCAGCCACGCGACCCTGCTCGAACCTAAAATCGTTTTTATCCGCAGACTCTAATTTGGTCTGAGCGTCAGCCAATCGCCCCGCCAGCAACTCCATTAGGAGGGGCCATTCCTCCGTCAGGGCTAAAACCTTGATCGCCCGCGCCTGACGCGGCGAGCATTTGCTGTTGCTGTAATAACGCTTGTTGCTCGGCAATTAGCTGTTCCTCAGACTTGATAACGTCAGCAGGATCGATGTCCATGCTCTGCGCGATGTCACGCAGGAGCTTGCCTCGATCTACTAGCTGAGAGTCCATGGGATTTGAAACCAGAGAGAGGAATTGAAGAAGTCTCTGGCTCTGCACTTCTTTCTGCACAAGTGCGGTGCTACCGCGAGCTACGACCTTGAGGTCGCCCTTCGCTCGCTCATTCGTTCCGAACTCCATATTGAAGTGGAACAATGATTCAATCATAGGGCGTATAAGGAAATCGTCAATGTTTTTGATGGTGCTTTTGAGCGCTACGTTAGCCGCTCCCATCAGCATTGAGATGCCCGTCGCCGTCTTATTCAAGCTCTTCGTTTGTTCGCCGTGAGTGTAAGACGGCAGGGATGTCGTCTCGTCGGCAAAGCGTCGGAAGATCTCGATGATTTGATTCAGGCCATTTGCGTTCGCGACAGGCTGGTAGTACCTGATCGCTGGCATTGATCCGTCTCCGCCGGAGCGCAAAAAGACCCGCCACGGATGGAGATCGGTTGGATCCTCACCCGCCGCGAGGAGGTCGGTGTTTACTTCCACCATCGGACCAGAGGAGAGAGCCATGTTATCCAGCCAGATTCGAGTGGCCGCATTCATGGTTTGCTGTGAGTCACGCATCATGCGCGGTACGCCTACGCCCCAGAACTGGTGGGGAGTGCGCTCATAGGGGAAGATGTTATACGGAATACGGTAGCCCTTCACTGGATTCAGTGAGGCTTTGATGACCTTTCCTGAGACAATCCATACGTTTGCGTCAAAGTCTTGGCTGGGATCTGCACCCTCCGGTAGCTCGACCCCAGAGTCTTTGAGGTCGTATCCGTCAATGGATCCCCAAAACTCCAGCAGCTCATACCGATGCGAATCACCGTGCTCGTTAATACCAGCGATCTGGCGGCGAGTCCGTTCGTGATCCTCTTCTTCATGGTTTCCTGTACGGTTGTCTCGCAACATCGCGAGAATAATTTCTGCATCGAAAGATGGCGTTTCGGCCAGCTCTCGGAACTGTCTTCGCGTTAGGACATGACGGCGGAACATTCCGTGGCAGTCATCAAGACTGGTGCAGAACGGATCGGGGTAGAGATCGAAAATTGATACCGACTCAATCTCTGGCCGAACCTGCTCTTCCATGACCATTGCGTAGGTTGACCGACCCATCTCATCCTGCATTCTCTGGTAAGACTGAACTCGGTCGATCTTTACAGTGCCCGACTTGATGGCACCGGAGCCAAAGATGCAGGCCTCTAGGATGGCCTCCTTCATCTTCTGCTCTGTGTTCTCTTCGATAAGCTGGTCTTCGATGTCCTTCTGCATTTCCTCAGAAGCCATCATTGCCAGTCGCTCTTCTTGTTCCTGCAATCCCTGACGGATCGCCTCTTCGTTCTCTGCCAGAACCTGACGAATTACCTCTTCAGGCTGGCCTTGGCCAAGCTCGACGATGTTCTGAATCAACATCTGCTGCATCTCGGCCCGCTTGATCGGATTGATCTTGGGGCGAGGCGTAGGCTCTACGCCAAAGAATGCGTCACCACTTTGGAACAACAGGTCAACAAGCCTGCTGTATGCCGCCATAACCTTGGTTCGGGTCAGGCCAACAAAGACCTTGCTGCGAGACCCAGAAGCTTCTTCTAGGCGAGCGAGAGTATTGGGGTCATATTGCCCAGAAAACTGACGCAGATCCTTGATCCACTCATCTTCAGTTTCTTTGCGGGCATCTTTGTACTCGGTAAACAAGGACTGAAGCCTTGATCCGAGATTTTGAAGTTCGCTCTCTTGAGTGCTGTCCGGATTCTCAACATCAAACCCGACACCCTCTTCGAGGTATTCGTCCATTACCATCCCACCACGGTGTCAACAGTTTTGAAGCGCCTGCCGACCGGCAACACTTTAGGTCGCGGCATAGAAGCCAATCCGTGGAGGGCAATGGCAAAAGCCATTACCCGATCATCATAACAGCCGTTTTGAGCATTGGTAGTCCCTTTTTCGTCAATAACATACGTCCGCAACTCTTTGATTAACTCAAGGTCTGCAATGCCAGAATCCCTCTGCCGGAGCAACGCGGCGAGGTTGTCGATGATCAGCGGCTTGGTCTTACTCGTAGTCAGGAAACCACCGCGCTTCGTCATGCGATCTCCGTATGCGCCGTCCACAGAACTTTCAACAAACAGAGACGGGTAGTTCAGTTCTTGCAACCGGCGGAGCGTAGTCAGTCCGTGGTTGTTTCTCTCGACAATGATGTAGGCGCTGTTGTACCGCTGGCCGATCATGCCGACGATGTTGCCCCACTCCCACGGATCAATGTGCCCGTGGTAGCAAGCAACCTGCCTGCCACGCGAGTCCAGTACCTGCGCCACGGAGTAGTCTCCGTAGGCCAATCCCTCCGCGACGTCCACGCCAATGACGTAGGAATCGTCTGGATTAGGCGGATACCACTCCCGATAAGGACCAGAGGAGCGCTCAGACATTCCGTCGCTGCGGAACTCGCCGATGAAGTCAGGCGTGTAGCACTCCTTCTCGGCATCAGCGAGAACGTCATCC